TTACTGCACCTACATGCTCCGCAATACTGCACTAGTGCAATAAGGGTTACTGCACTAACGTTAAAAGGGCTCATTTGTCACCTTTTTGCTGAATAAACCAGCCTCAGTTTCTTCGATCAAACCCTCCTCTTTGGCCTGCTTCACACGGGCCTTCGCTTGCCGTTCCTGCAACCCGGTGACCTGTTGTACAAATGCAACCACTTGGCTGTATTTAGCCCCTTCGGGTAACTTACCCCAATCGATCGACATAGCCTTTCTGCCAACTGACTTTTCAGGCGCCCCTACTTCAATCCACGCCATGCCCTTGTCTGCATGCTTTAAATGGACTAAAGGCTGCGTCTTGGTTGCGATAAAATCGCTCGCAGTGACGTTAGGACGCAATCCAGACCGTTTTCCGCGCTTGGTTACTTCCAGCTTATAGGTGTACGTGCCTTGCTCATCCTGACCACAAGGCGACAGCATTAAAACGGCTCTTGCCCAATTCGTGAGCTCAGATGAGCCAAATCCGCTGTAAGCCTTGTCGTGCCCTTGGTAACCGCTGCCGTCCCGTGTTGGCTTTGGCGTATGGTGCATAAGCATCCAAGCAAATCCGCCAGACAGGGCAAGCGGGTTAAGCAAATTACGCAAAAAGCCACCAGCCGTCTCCTGGCTAGATAAGTCGCCACCGATAAACGCCAGCAACGGATCTACCCAGGCTAAATCAGGCTTATGCTTATCACCCAGACGACGCATCCGATCAACGAACCGCTCACCCGTGGACGTACAGTCACGCACGATCACGATGTTCTGCTTCACCCGATCCAGCTCCTCTGCGGTCAGATCCAGCGCCTTTAGAATGCCCTGCAATGCTTCCGCCACGTCGCCCTCGTCGTTTTCTGCCTGCACGATCAGCGACTTTAATGGCTTGCCGTGTGGGCTAATGCCAAACAGATCACGGCCGGCCGCCCAGGTGATTGCGGCCTGCAAGCACAGCACGCTCTTTCCAAGGCCACTGCTTCCCACCCACAACGCCGAACCACCACGGCAAATCCATCGCTTGCCGAGTAGTTGCGTTATATCGGCATCCTCCTTGAAATTGACCAACTGCTCCCAGCTATACGGCTCAGGAATATCACCGTAGATCGTGCGCTCCATCCACTCCATGTAGGTCAGCGTAGGTGCGCCACACTCAACCAGCTCCTGCTGTAAGCCTGTGGCCGTCCTCATCGCACCGGGCAAGCGCGACAACCGGCCTGCGTCCTTGTTGGCTGGATCAGGTTTCGAGTGTTCTAAATGTTTGTAGATGAAGTCCACACGTTCAGCGAACTCCTTGGCATTGGCTGCCCTAATCTCCACCCAAGCGTGCAGACTGCGTGATCCGCTCTTTATGATGGACGACGTAGGCAGGCCGCTGCGCTTAATAATGGCCCACTGTTCAGCCATTGTGCTTTCGTCAAACTCGATCAGGCAGTGGCGATACTTCACGATCGATTCCGCTTTCCGATTCTTTCCGTTGTTAGCGTTAATGGAGACGTAGACTCCCACTGCATCGCCTTGCCATTCCTTTAACCCGTCGCCCTTAAACAGCTCTAGCCATTCTTCACGGCTTCGCGTCTCGCCTGCGCCGTCCGGCCGCTCGCGGCCGTCCTTATCTTTAATCGATCTACAGATATTAATATAATCACCCACGTCGAAACAGGTAGTGAGGAACTTATCGACTGGCCCGCTCTCCACGCTGATCGGCATTGGCGGCACTGGCAGATCTTCACGCACGATGGCCCCGTTCTGATAAGCATACTTGGCCTTTGGCTTCCACGCCTCCCTAGCTGGTTTGCTGAACGCGGATCTTACTGCGCTCACGGCCTCGTTCTGCGAAAGCCCCACCTTAAACGCCCACTCCTCTGCGTTTGTCGTTGCGTCGAACTCAGTCAGCCCTTGGTCGCGCCATTGGCAAGCCAGCTTAAATAGCTGCGTGTTGCGCTCGCCTTCAGCGGCTCCGTTGCGATGGATGGCTTCGATTGCGGGTGGTAGTGGTGCGATCATTTTTTGGCAAATCCTTTCAATGCCTTGACGATGACGTACTCAATCACTGCCTGTTGATCTTTCTTTAACTGCTTCAGTCCAAATGCGTGCAATGCCTTTGCCGTCTTACCGTCATAAGTCACGTCGACTAAAACTTGCTTCGGCGCAGGCCGTGCTTTGCCAAAAGTAATTTTGCCTAGATCCTTCATTCGCCCTCCTTCGCTTTCTTCGCCTCAACGGCTTTCGCCTTAAATCCTTCGGCCTGCTTAAGCATTTCCGTGGCCATTAGAACGGCCAGATCCAGCCGGGTGCGTACTGCATCGTACTGCTTCTTCAGCAAATTCTTCCTCGCACGTTCGAGCACGGCGAGATGCCAGGTTAAACGCTTTACGGACATTTAAGTATTTGTGTCGACTTGAACACAATTACATACTGCAACATCAAGTTTACCCGCCTCCTCTAAATCATGGAGTCTTACATTATAAGTTTCGTCGGAAGCTTGAGTTACTAGAACATTTAACAAATCATTTTTTACGACAACACCAGATGATATTGCGTCCCTTAACAAGACCAGGTTCTCGTTAATCTTTTCAAGTGTTTCGTTTAGTTTTATTAAGCTTCTGTCCATATTTTCTCCTTATTTTTTGTTGTTTTGATGCTCTGACGCTGACTCAATAATAAATTTAAGACATTCATCAAATCTGTTTGTCGAAAGATATTTTAAGCACTCGAATATCAGATTATCCCTAGAAAATGAATATGGCTGATTCTTCATTTGTTTTGAAAACTGCTTACAGAGATTTGTGGTATTTAGCTTGGGGTTATCTTTTTCAAACCTCACAAACCCATCCATTTGAATCCCCAAAATATCCAACACAAGATTTAGCAAAGCATAATTTTGAGGTATGCGTAGCTTCATGCCCTCTAATTCAATCCCAATGTCTGAAAGTTTATCTAACGCATCACAACACTCACTTTGCAGTTTCAGCATTTCTTTTAGTTGATCATAATTAATTTCGTATTTCATTTTATTCCTTTATTTGACTACCACTGCCCCATTCCCCATCGCATCCGATTATTACGGGCGACGATAACTTGTTCTGCATACTGCTTCGGCGTATAGGTGCCGATGACGCGGGCGGAGAACATGGTTAAAAGATCGGCTAGGCTCACAGCACCGCCTTCGGCAGCGGCCCCGCCAATTTGTAGACGTATTTATTGCGATCGTATTCCAGCGGATAGCCAAAGAAGTCACGCAGCAGATCGATGTCCCGCTGGATGGTCTTGTAGCTACATTCGAGTTTAACACCCAGCCTGGCACAGCTAGGCAGTGTCAGATCTCGGCGCAGCATTCCTGCGATCACACCCAAGCGGCGGAACGTCGGCCGTGTATCGCCAAGACCAGCAGCCCGATTGCGTTTTGATGCGAACGTGGCAGCTCTGGTACTCACTTCATCACCTCCACCAAAGCCACCTTCGGCAAACGCATCGCGTTAAACTGCTTTTCACTGGCTGCAAACACGTCCACCACGGGCAGCTTGCCTCCGCTCGCCTTCTTGCTCTTAACAGCAGTGCCAGTATCGACGGCTACCCATTCCCGCTTGCCGCCCATCACGCGGATCTTTGACCACAGTGGGATGATGTCTGGATCGACGGCGCAGTGACGGCCAGCCCGCAACCTGGTGCCAGTGCTCGATTGATAACGACTGCTCCACTCATCTTCTCCGGGCCAGTAGCCAGTGATGCGAACCTTGATCTTCTTCACGTCGATCTTTTTGGCGATCGGACGCAAATCAATGAGTGCGTTACTTAGCTTTGTGGTTGTAAAGCCAAGCAAGGCGATGAACGAAAGAAGCGTCCTCATAGCCCTGCCCTAATCCGATCGATCAGATCGTTTTCGCGTCCTTCAGCGGCCGCCAGCGCAGCCTTTGCCTCCGCCAGCTCACGGGCCAACGAGCGCACGCGGTTAAGCAACTGCTCGTGGGTTGATTGTTCTGGCAGTATCTCAATCACAACGCACCTCACGCGGGTCGTACTTCTTAAGCCAACGCCAGACCTTGCAGATGGACGTGAACGCCTCGAATGCCTGGGCAACTTGCTCGGCGGTATAGCGGATGTCCTGCAACTGGCCGGTGATTGGATCGATCAGAATGTTTCGGCAAGCCATCCCATCGTCGGTAAATGCGTATGCGTAGGCACTCAGCTGCAAAAGATCAGTTTCATAGCCTGCTGCTTTTGAGATACCTTTTGCGTCCTTTTTAAATTTCCTCGTTTTAAAATCGATAACCTCCATCTCGCCATGGATCTGGGCGATCAAATCAACTCTGCCTGCGTAACCTTCAGCCTCGTTAACTAGGACGGACTCGCTTGCGTGAACTTTAGTCACGCAACACTCCCGCCATTCCTTTAGGCCCGCATAGTGCTCCTCGTATCCTTTGACCAGGTCACCCGGTTCCTGCCGATTGATTATCATTTCAGCTAGGGAATGAATGTGAGTCCCGCGGGCAGCAGCGGCCTCTACTTCCTTTCTGCTGTCCAATACCACCCGCTTGGCAAAATCGGCCAACGATTCACCATCGTTGCGAGGGAGCGAAAGAGCCGCAGCAATCGCCTGCTCCTCCTTCCAATTCATAAGCCCCTGCTTGCTGGGGCCAGCCGCTGCAAGAATGGTGGTCACGGACGGATAAGCCCCTACCTTGCGAGCGGATCGCAAGTCACCGTGGCACGACTCACCCGACGCCAGGTAATAGTGCGACGACTCGGTCTTTGCCGTAGCAATTAACGCAGCCATTACTGCCAATCCTTAATTAGTCGCATGGTCATAAGAGCCAGCACGACTGCGGTTGTGGGGAATACGATTTGAACTACTAAAGTTAGGATTTCCATTTTGGTATTCTTTCTGGCCGAGGTGGGGATTGCCCACCCCGGCCAAGTGCTCAGAACGGCACGGGCGTCCCGTCGGCATCTAACTCGACGACGGCTGGTTTCGGTGCGCCAGGGCGATTGCATTTCCTGACGAAGTCTTTGTCGACTTTCACTTTGTTTGCACCCGCGGGCAGGACGGCCTGCACATTCGCGTAGGTTGATCCATCACGCTCCGCATGTGTCACAAGGATCTGGCACGGCTTGCCGATAAGCGTTTCCAGATCCAGATTCTGCGGTGGCGACTTTTTGGCGTAGGATTTCAGATCTTTAAACAGAGCTGCTTTTTCATGCAGACTCAGTCCGTAACGCCGTCCGATAGTGAACGGCCGCCCGTCCTCCATCTTCTCGGCGATCTGCCAGACCAACCTGATCTGGTGCTTTTTTCCATACTGCGTTTCAATCACGCCGAGATCCTCAACGTCGCAGAACACTGCGTCGTGGCTCCCTTCCGGGGCTGGCGTATATGTGCCCCCTCTTGATGCTACTATTGGCATATTAGGATTTCCCTTTCTTGGTTTTGGTTTCTTTGTTTTTGTTTCTTGGATTTGCAACGACTACTCATCGTCACAAAAATCGTTATTTCGGTGCGGTTGGTTTAAGTCTTGGAACTCACGGTCGGCCAAGTGCCATGCGATCTCATGCTTGCGGGCCAAGTCCTTGGCTTGCGCTAGGTCGCCACGGTTCACGGCCTTCACAACTCGCTCGGCTGAATTGCGGCAGGCCATCACTTCAATGTTTTCGATCAGGCGAAATTTAGTTAGGTCGGTCATAATCAACCTCTGCGGTTGTTGCCGTAGTAATCGGCGAAGCGGTGGAAGTCGTAATCCGAGTCACGTTCCTCGCGCTCGTAAGCCTCGTTTTCGTAGTCCGGCTTTTCGTTGTTAAATTTGGTTGGTTCCTTTGGTTCGTTCATTTGGTTTTCTCCTTCATCGAAAGGCGGAATGACTTGGCGGTCATTGCTACTGCTTCGGCCGTCAGGCACTTGGTTGTGAAACGCCAGATGCGCCAGCCCAAGTCGGCGGCTGCCCGATACTTCTCGCAATCTTTGACCATCCCCATCCCTCGCCCGTGACGGCCGCCAAACGGCAAGAAAGCACCACCGTCCAGCTCGATCGCACAGCGGGCGGATTTACAAGCGAAGTCGAAACGCCAT